TATTGTTCTCAACAACTCCTATAAAGAATAAAGGATCTCTTATTCCTGCACCGGTTTCATTCATTATTCTGTATCCCAATCATATTTTACAATTTTTAAACCTATCGTATGAACATCAAAAATAAAAGAATGAACAAGCCCATATACAAGATAATTACCGGATAATTGATTATTAAGTCCTTCTTGTTCTCCAGGAGCAAATATAAAAGGTGGCACAATAACTTTAATTATATCACCAGCATTAATATCAAATCTACCATTTATAGTAATATCTAACGCTGTATTCATTAAAGCATGTCGATATGCTGTTCTATTCATAGCAATTTCTGGTAAATGTTGATTTGTATTTATTTGTCTATATCGATAATCTTGAACATAGTCTCTAACAACAAGATATCTTCTTTGATTTTCTTCCGTGTAAAACTTGTCAATAAATTCTTGTGTATGTGGTTCTTGTGATTGGTTTAATATGTTTGTTTTTTTACCAGAAACAGAAACATAATTAGAAGTATTATTCTTTTTCCAAGATCGGCCTCCACCCTTTGTGGGTAAAGTAACAGTTTTTTGAATTAAATCTATTTCAATTGTATGACTACGATAAGCACCGGCTAAAAGATCTGATAACGAATTAATGCGATCCGTATAAGACATTTTCATTATATTTTGAAGTTCAACATTTAAATCTTTTTGTCCTGATTTATCTAATGCTTCGCTAAATATAAATTCTTGTATATTATCAGGATTTGCTGTTGCATTACGAATAAGTTGTTCATCTGATATAAAATAATAATTATTATAAGTTTCAAAAAATCTAAATGAACTGGAAGCGCTGTCTCGGCTATATGATTTTGAAGCTAAAAAATTCATTGCTTGCATTGGAGTATAATTTGGAATTATAATCTTACCAATTCCATAAGTGTTTTCACTGATTAATTCTTTTCTGTTATCATTATCTTTATAATATTTGTCATATATATCTTTTACTATATTTGCATTTGAATCGTTATATGCTTTGGTAATACGCCTAAAGCTTGCGTTAAAACGTGATTTGGAAACAAAATGTATCGTATAAGAATAACCATCATTAGTTGTTGTCACATTTACGTTTGTAACTTTATATACAGACATAAGATAAGTTCTTTCAATCCCTAATATGTCTTTTATAACTAACTCAAGCGTTTCTTCACCGCGAATAGGTAATTTTTCTAAAATTCCAATTTTATCGAGTAATTTTGCACTACCTCTTAAAGAATCTGCGTTTATAGATTCTTCAATATAAAATTCATACATAGTTCCTGCGTCAAGCGCTTGTCTTATAGTCCCTGAATAAGATATAAGGGTAGCACTTACTAACTCAAAATGGCCTGCTATTACTCTGTCGCTCATTTAAGTTTATCTTGAATTTGCTTTTCTATTGTTGAAACATATGCTCTGTCAATAAGTTTGATGTTTCTCTTATTATCATTAAGAGCTTGCTCGTATTCATAAACACGATATGCTTGCCATTCTTCAGGAATAATCCTTTTAATAATAATTCTACGGCCTGCTTCTGTTCTTAAAATTGTTCTATCTTCTTTACGAAGAAAAATTGTTCTAAAACTATCAGGTGAAAGTTTAATTAAATCTACTGCCATTTTATACCTCTTTATAATAATACACAATGTTATCGGTGCGGCTAGTATCTCTTGTCCAATCAACAACATCATATCCAGTTTTACCGTTTGTTTTTTCTTGATATGAAGCGATTAAATATTGACTAAAAGTGTATTCGTCCATTGGCCATTCGTTATATGGATCAACAATATTATTTGCCAAATATACTAACCAAGAATATCTTGGATCTCCATAATAATGAAATGCAATATCTTCGGCACGTTCACCTTCTTCAATTGTATAAGGCAGATAGACATACGGATTATCTATTGTTTGTTTTAAAAAGTTAACTCTTTGTGATATGTCTTTTATAAGAACATTATTATAACTTACTTCTGGAAAATTTGAAAAATAATCTTTCATTTCTGTTGTCCTTATCTTCCTCTGCCAGGCCCATTAGGGTCTTGCATTAATAATGTCACGTCAAGGCTTTCTGTTGACTCGCCACCATAATCTTCTGAAGTATGAATATCTGTTTCCATTAATGTCATAGTCATGGTTTGTACCGCAGGTTTCCCGCCTTTAAGTATCGCTTGACCTTGTTGAGCAAATTCTAAATTAAAAGATTGCACCATAGCAGTTTTATAATGCAAGAAATATTCTTGATCTATACCGAAAAAGTATATATCTACTGTACTAGGATAATTAAGAAGTGATCTTTTAAATCCTAGTACAGTACTATATGATGGCAATATATTTCTCTTAACAGTATTATTTATTTGGCGTATCACATCAGATTCTGTTTCTTTCATTGGTGCTAATGTCCATTGAAAATCAAATTGTTTTAAATTCATACCATCAAAGAAAAGAGATGCTTTAGGATTAACTACATTGCCTAAACCTGCATCAATAGATCTTCCTGCGTTTGGTGCAATTGTGTCTATACCTTTTCTAGCAGCAAATGCCGCCACCCTTCCAGCTGTACTACCAAGATTTTCTCCTGTAATATCGTCTAGACTTGTTGGTATTCCTAACCGTTGAAATGTGTCTTTACCAACTTGCGCCAGCTGATCTAGTCCAACATTTCCTGCACCTGCAAATCCAGAAGCTATTGTACCAAGCCCAGCTCCCATAAGACCGGCTTCATATCCTTGAATTCTAATATTATATGAGTCACGAATATTTGAAGGAAGTGGTAAAAGAATTGTGTCGGTACCTGCTAATTCCTGTGGAGTATATGTACTATCTGTAATTTTAAGTAAACCTCTTTGAGGATCTCCTGGTGGTATATATTTGTACTTTTTAAATGACAACATCATTGCGTGTGCACCAAGATTTTCAGGAAACTGTATTACGCTGTCGATATTTTGTCTTTTACTTCTTCGCATGACGTCTGCAGGTCTTTCCGCCATATCTTATTCCTTTATAAATACAATATAAGTTTGATTCTATTTATATAACAAAACAAGGTGACATGGCGTACAAAGGACGGTTTAGGCCAAAACATCCGGAAAAGTATAAAGGTGATCCTACAAAAATTGTTTATCGTTCTCTCTGGGAATTTAAATTTTTTAGGTATTTAGATATTCATCCTGATATAATGTGGTGGCAATCAGAAGAGATTATTGTTCCATATATATCTCCAATTGATGGACGTTGGCATCGTTATTTTCCTGATGTTGTATTACGCAAAAAAACACCAGATGGAAAAACTGAAACTGTTATGATAGAAATAAAACCAAAGGCACAAACAAGACCGCCAGATCGAACAAAAAAGAATACATCAAAAGGCCGCATTTCAAGGCGATATCTTAACGAGGTAAAAACGTATGGTATCAACGAAGCTAAATGGAAAGCCGCAAAAAACTATTGCGCAGATCGCGGCTGGCATTTTCAAATTTATACAGAACATGAGTTAGGAATTAAATAAATGGTAGCAAAAGTATTTGATGATTTGCTCTTAAAAGGTGTCCGTAGTGGTCAAATTCCTGCAAGAACTCAAGAAGCAAGAAATTGGTATAGAGAACAAGCAAAAGGTATTGCTAGGACAAGCATAGACGAAAGCCGTTTAGTTCGTCAAATGGGAAGCGATAGATACGAAAATAGATTTCGTTTAGGTAATATGTATATGTTTATATACGATCCTAAGCACAAAGAAACATTACCATATTATGATAGGTTTCCTCTTATATTTCCAATAAATATAGCAAAAGGTGGTATACTTGGAATTAACTTACATTATCTTCCACCTCAGTTAAGAGCAAAATTAATGGACGCAATATATGATGTTGCTAGTAATGAAAGATACGATGAAACTACAAAACTAAGATTGTCTTATAATATTTTAAATAGTGCGACTCGTTATAAAGAATTTAAACCAACCGTCAAACATTACCTTAGTAGTCAATTAAGAACTCGGCTTGTTTATGTTAATCCTTCGGAATGGGACATTGCATTGTTTTTACCAACAGAAAGATTTGAAAAGGCAACAAGATCTAAAGTATGGCAAGACTCACGAAAAATAATAAGAGGTAGCTAAATATGCCCTTTAATATAAACGAATTTAAAGGTACAATGAGTAAGTATGGCGGACCCGCTAAAAAGAATTTGTACATATTTGAACTTGCCGATGGCCCAGGTAGAAATAGTGGCATGGAAGTTTCAGATCTAAGATTTTTTGCGCAAACAGTTACAATCCCAGGTCTAAATTATCAAGTTGCGGATTATTTTCCAAATACATTTGGTGTAAGACAAACTATTCCTACAGCTGTAACTCCGGATCCGCTAAACGCAGCATTTATGTTAGACTCAGATCACATGGTATTAAAATTCTTACATCAATGGATGCAAAAGGTTATTAATTATAATTATTCTGATGGTGCATTTTCGGCGGTGAATGGGCAATTGCCTTATGAAATAGGTTATAAAGAAGACTACACAACCACCGCAACAATTAAACACTTTTCTACCGACGCAAAAGCCAATTATTATACAGACAGCTCAGCTAATTATTATGAATATACTTTCTATGATGTATTTCCAACTCAAGTTACAGGTGTTGATGTTGCATGGTCGGATAATGATTCGTATGCTACCGCAACAGTTAACTTTGCGTATTCTCATATGAAAGTATCGGGTGAACAAGCCGCAACTCCAACTGAAAGATTTGCGCGTGGTACAGGATATCTAGGATTGTTAAATAGATATGGTGTGCCAGGACAATTTATAGAACAAACTGGCTTGCCGAGAACTATACAAGATGCTATTAATTTGTATTCAAACGTTACAAATAAAGCTAATCAGATTAATTCAGGTTTCAGCCAAATAAAATCTGGACTAAAATTTTAAATAATTAAGGAGACTATATAATGCCACTACCTAAAATTGACATGCCTTTATATGATTTGACGATTCCTTCGAATGGTGAAAAATTAAAATATAGACCATTCACTGTAAAAGAAGAAAAAATTATGCTAATGGCAAGAGAGTCTGAAGATCCTAAGGAAATCATTTCAGCGATTAAACAAATAGTTAGTAATTGTATTTTTGGTGCTAAATTAGATGATCTTGCTCTTTTTGATTTAGAATATATCATTCTAAATATTCGATCTCGCTCTGTTGATAATGTAATTAAGTTTGAAATTACAGATCCTGATACGGAAGAAAAAATTCCAGCGGAACTTGATTTGAGAAATGTAGAAATACAAAAAAATGAAGATCATAAAAATAAAATAAAAATATCTAATGATTATACTTTGTATTTAAAATATCCTCATGTTGATGATTTTTTTGAATTGCTGATGGATGAAAATCCAAGTCAAGAGAGACAATTTGAAATCTTAATATCTTGCATGGATAAACTTGCGTCAGAAGAAGATGTTTATAACTTTAAAGATTTTAGTAAAGAAGAAATAGATGATTTTATTGAAAGTTTAAATGCAGACACATTACGTGAAATGAAAAACTTTTTTGATACAATGCCAACGGCGCGACATGAAGTACCATATGTAAATAACAAGGGTGAAAATAAAACATTTGTAATACAAGGAACTCAAAGTTTTTTTATCTAATGTTGGGCCATATTAACCTTATGG